GCCCTGCGCCGGCTCGTGAAAATTTGTGCCCGTCACCTCCGCCTGAAGGATCAGGACGTCCTCAAGGTCCAGCTCGAGCACGTCCTCATATACGATCGGCGCGCCCTCGATCTGGGCGAGCTCCGCGATGAGCGCGAACACCACCGCCGTGGGATCGGGGTTGCCGCCGACCGCGCGCTGCGCCCGCATCAGGTCGCGTCCCTTGCCCTTGCGCAGCGTGGCGCTCCGGCCCGACGGCAGCGTCAGGCTGCGTATTTCGGGCGAAGCTGAGCGCCTTGCGCAAGGCGCGGCGGAAGTTCTCGTTTCAGCCATCTTCATTACCCGCGGTTAGCCGCCGAGGTTGGCGCGGAAAGTGTTGAGCTGGTCGGCGCCGTTGACGACGTAAATATTCGCCATCACATCGAACAGGAAAATCTGCGTCCCTCCGATATACAGTTCGGAGTGATACACGGAGATCACGGATGTGGTGTCCACTCCTTCGTGAAGTTTGAAGTTCATCGCACCCGCGTCCTTGAACACGCCGGTCATCAGATAGACCAGCGGCTGCTCCTGCGTGCGCCCCTGGCTGGTGTAGGTTTCGAGGTTGCCGCGGATCTGGAAGTAGTGCGCCTGAAAAGGGCTGTTGAGCACTGCCTCGGCCTCGGGATAGATCGAGGCCCACTTGATCTTGGCTTCGAGCTTGTCGACGCCGGCCCAGAACTCGGCCGTGCCGGCCATTCCCAGCCCCTTGTGATCGACCATCTTGTGCCTGGGCTTTGCGACCTCGACCTCCTCGGCGCGGCCCATCAGGCCGATACCGTCAATATAAACGTTGGCGTTGGTGATCCGATTGACCGAGAGATTTGGCATCGCGATTGAGCCTCGTGCGGCCCGGCGTCGCGGAAGGGCGATGGCGGGCGGTTAAGCCGAGCTAGGCGTTGAGCGTGACCGCGGTGAGCGCGGAGGTATTGCCGAGCGCGCTCAGCAGTGTGGTATCGATAAAGACGTTGTAGGTCAGGCGCTCGGCGGGCGGTGGCGGCATCACGTCGAGGTCGAATACCAGCTGCCCGGCAGCGACCTGGCTGGGGGGATTTTCGTCGGGATTGTAGCTCGCGCTGCCGGCGACCAGCGCGCCGCGCCCGATCAGGCTGCGGATGAAGGCGTTGGCGCTGGCCAGGATCGCCGAGATTAGCGCGTTGCTGATCGGCTGATCGATGAACTGGAGCATCGCGAGCTCCACCGACTCCTCGATCACGTCCATCGTGCGGCGCACGTTGATGAAATTGTCGGGCGTGGTCGAGAAAGGAAAAGCGGCCGAACGGTTGCCCCAGAGGCGCGGGCCGGTGCCGAAGGCGTTGAAGATGGTCACGACGCCCTGGGCGTTGAGGTTGTTAACGTCGCTGGCCGCGTCGATGACCGAGGCGTAGAGCGTCACGTCCGGGCCGAGCGGGCCGTTGACGGGCGTGTTGGAGGGCGACCACCAGTAGCCCTTCTGGAGGTCCTTGGCGGCGATCGCGCCCGCCACCCATTGCGAGTACGGGCCGACCGCCTCGGAGTTGGCCGCGTTCTGAACCGGCGTGCCCGCCGAGTTGAGCGTTACGCCGGTGGGTATCAGGCCGGTGTCGAGAAACTTCTCCTGCGGGTAGCAGAGCACCGCGCGAGCCGAGCTGGTGGCAAATGCGTTGCCGGTTGCGGCGCGGTCGGCGATTATCGTCGCGGGCGAGGTCGACGGCGGTGAATCGATGAGCGCGATCGCGCGGATGGTTTCCGCCATCGAGAGCAACGCGGCGGCGGTTGGCGCGTCCTGCGAGTAACCGGGCGCGATCAGGATCTTGGGAAAGAAGCCCAGGGTGCCGTAAGTCGTGCGCAGCGTCTGGATTCCGGAGTAAACGGTGCCGCTGACCGCGCCGATTATGTCGGTGTCGGTGACCTTGCCCGGGTCGGCGTAGTTGAATGAGACGCTGAGCGCCTGGCCGGAGGTGATCGCGCCGCCGCTCTTCGCAGTAACTACTCCATTTACGGCGTCGAGCGTATAGTCAGTGCCATTGATGTAGGTAGTGGTGCCGGCTGAGTTCTTGACCGCAACGTCCCATACGCCCATGTGGCCGAGGCTGACCGCCTGCGCACCCGACGCCGGCATCGCGAGCGCGAGCCCGCTGACGGCGGTGAAATGGACGTAGGGATTGAAGACGTCCACCACCACCGCCTGGCCCGCTCCCTGGGCCTGGATGGCGGCCAGCGCGTAGGGCACCGTGTAACCCTGGATGAGCGGGCCGAAGGCGGCCGCCGAGCCGGCGATATTCGGATTGGCGGTGAAGTTCACCAGCGTCGGCGTCTGGAGCAGAGTGCCGGCGAACGTGACCAGCTTCCAGACTGCGGTCCCGTCGTTGGTGGTGGCGTTGAGCGCGGTCGCCCACACCGGTGCGGCGGAGCCGGTGGTGCCGGAGGTCAGGCACTGCTGGACGTTTCCATTGGCGTCAACGATCTGCTGGCCGCCGGAAACCATCCAGTTGGCCTGCCAGAGGTCGAGCGCGCCGGCCACCGCCCACAGCGGCGCGCTGCCCACTAGTCCGATCACCGCCGATTTGACGACCGTGATCGGCATCGGCCCGGTGGCCACCTCGATGGTTTCGATTCCATGTAGAAAGCTGGCTGGCATCTCTTTTCCTTTTCAACACTGGTAAGTGCGGGTTGGCTGTGGGTGCCGGACAACTGCCGAGGTCGGGTCCGCCAATAGATCAGTTCGTGGGGCTGGTGGGATAAGGCGAGCCGCCGGCGATTGCGGTTACGGTGTCCGCGTAGTTATAGCCGACGACAACGCTCGCGCCGGCCGGGATAGCGCCGCCGCTTATGCGAGTGATGATGCCGTTTACGGTATCGACTGAGTAATCGACGCCGCCCACATAGGCGGCGCCGCCGTCCGCAGACGCAACGCTCACGCCGCTGAGGTTGCCGATGGGAAGGCGGATCTGATCCTGCGCGTTGAAAGTGAAGCTCGCCGGCGGCGCGGCAGCAGTCGTCTCGCCCGCCTCCTCCAGTGCGTTGCCCTTGGCGAAGAGCGGGAAGTTGTCCGCCGTAGACGCCTCGACGGCCATCGTGTCGAGCGCGTAGAGACACGACCAGGCCCAGGCCGCGCCTTGCGCGTCGCGGCCGAGGAATTTCTCGCGCAGCGGATACATCTTGCGGCAGCCCGGGACGCGGAAGCCGGTCAGCGTCGCGCGGATCGCTTCGAGCAGGGCGTGGGCGCCGGGGCTCGGCCCCGACGGATCGGCGCCGAAGCTCCATCCGAGGTCGCGCACCATCAGCGTTATCTCGAACTCGAGCCGCCGCGTCTGGACGATCGCGGCGGTATCGGCGGGTGCGCCGTAGGTTGCGCCGCGCCAGGCGACCAGCGCGGCGCCGATGCGATGGGCAAGGCGGTAGGCAGCGGGCTTGTCGGGAAACTGCACGACCTCGACGCTGCCGAGCTGGGCGCGCAGTTGGGCTGCAATCGCGGACTCGATCGTCGCGATGTCGAGCGGCGTTGGCGGAGTGAAGGTCTGGCCCGCCCACGGAGCGTCGAGCGTCACACCCATCGTCAGAACCCCTTGAGGCCGCCGCGGTTGAACATCCGCGCCGGCAGCGCGCCCGAGCGGTCGCCGCCGGCCTCGCTGGCCACGGCGCCGGCCGCCTCGCCGGGCTCCTGATTGTCGAGCGCGAGGCCGAGCGTGAGGGTGCCGTCGGCAACGCGCATCAACAGAGCGAGGGCGTCCTCATAGCGCGTGCGCGCCTCGGCGAGGTCGTGCAGGGGGCGCAGCGTCTGAAGTCGGTACATCGCGACGTCGCACGCCAGGCGCACCAGCACTGCGGGCGGATCGCTGAGCGGCAGGGCGAACCGGCTTTCGAGGTAGCCGTCGATTTCCGCCGAGGCGTCGGCCAGCGCCTGGGCCAGGGCCGCTTCATTGACCGTGGTCTGGGTCGGATCTTCGTTGGTCAGCTGGACCAGGTCGCGGTTGGGATAGCGGGCGATCATGTCGGAGGGCTGTGCGTATGCCATCGTCGATTCTTCCTTGCGCCGGCCGCCGGTGGGCGGGAGGCCCGGGGCGGGGCCTGGCGGCGTCCGCCCCGGGCGTGCGGCGGGAGGAGGGGGGTCAGGCGAGATATTCGCTGACGATGAGCTCAGCGCTGTTGCGCCAGATGTTGGAGGTGGGTACCCCGGAGCTGGCCCCGGCGCCAACCATGAACTCCGAGTGGAGCAACTGGCGGGCGGCTTCCTCGAGCGCTGGCGGCACCAGCAAATAGACGCCCTTGCCGCTGGAGAGCGCGCCGAAGGGCAGGCCACCGTCGGTCTTGATTGAGCGCATCGCGGCGCGCGCCGCACCGTAGTTGGCCGGATTGCTGAGATCCATGTTGCTCGCGTAGCAGAGCTGCCAGAGCCCGACGCCAGTGTTGGCGCGGCCGTCGACGCCGTAGCGGAATTCGCGGCGGTTGAAGACCGCTTCGTCGGTCAGCGTGTTCATCCGGGTAACCGCGTACTCGCGACGCAGCTGGAAGATGAACGGACGGATCGGGCGCGACGCGTCGACCAGGAACCAGTATGGCCCGCCGCCGCCGGAGTTGACGTTGGCGACCTGGGTCTGGTTCGAGCCCATCGGGCCCACCGGATGGGTGGTCGCGAAGAACGGCTGGCCGTCGTAGGCGAGCACCGAGGCAGGCGTGGCGACGGCGCTTTTGATCATTGAGAAAAGCAGCATGTCCGGGTGGACTTTGGTGTCCCAGCCGAGCTGTTCGATGACCGGCTCGTAAACGCCGTAGGTGTCGTCCTCGATGTCGTTGCGGTCGATGCCGATGGTGTCTTCGAAGTTCTTGTTGACGATCGTGTAGGCGTGGGCCTCGAGCGCCTGGACCACGCGCTCACCGAGCCACTCGCGAAAACGGGTGGTGCGGCCCAGCCATGGATAGGTGGTCTGGCGCGAGCCCGAGCGGACGATCGAGGCGATCTGCTCGTAGTAGCTCGGCGGCTTCTCGAAGCCGCGCTGGAAGATGACGTCGAAGCCGGTGAACAGGGCGGTGAGATTTGCTGCGCTGATTTCCATCGTTACTACCGTTGAGGCCCGCGGCGCGGCCGCGGGGCGGAGGATGGCGTCGCGGTGTCAGGCGGCGAGCGCCGCCTGGTGCCAGAAGTCGACCCAGACCTGGCCGCTGGGGTCGAGGTTGACGACCGTACCGGCCACGCTGCGAGTC